TGGGTACTGTGGGCGCAAAGCCTGTCTATCTTGCCAACTGGCCTCGTTTTATGACGATTGCCGATGTGGAAGAAATGACTGTTCAGGCAATGGATCAGACCACACCCGGTTTTGTGCAACTGTATGCTGAAAAGCGTATGGTCAGCACTGTGCGTGACGTTTTTGCTGGTGTTCGTGCAATCGAGACTTAAACCATGAGCGTTGACAACTATCAATACGCTGCGCCCTTTGGCGCTCAGACGCGCAATCCGTTTAACTACGCAAAGGTTGAACAGATTGGGCGGGATAGTTCCTCGCCTTGGTTGACTGCTGACGAAATCACAGATCACCTCAACTTGTTTGATGACCAATCTCAAGACACATACGTTTTGAATCTTGGCATTGCCACACGCCAAGCAATTGAAGACTACTTGGGTATGTCGATTTTGCCTGTGACATACCGTGTCTACTACGGGTCAGAAAGTCTTGTTGCATCGCCAATCAGCCTTGATTTGCCTGAAGTCAGTCAGAACGTCAATCCCTCGTTGCCCGGACTTACGATTAATTCTGTCGGCTACTGGAACGATGCGTTTCCACCAGTGTTCCAAACCCTGTCGAACACAAGCTATTACTACGATGCCTCTGGCAACAAAGTCATTGTCAATAACTTGCCGACAGACGTAAACACGGTAATGACTGCGCCGATCATTGTGCAGTACTCGACCACTGCCAATCCGATTGCCAATTACCCTGTGATTAAGCAAGCGGCTTTGTTGTTGCTGACGCATCTGTACAACAATCGTGCAAACGCCACAGAGACAAAGCTGAAAGACATTCCGTTTGGCGTAACTACCTTGCTGCGCCCTTACAAGCCATTGGTGATGTAAATGTCAATCGCTCGTTTTGAGAACATCAACATCAACAACCTGACTTTTACCAAGTCAGCGTTTGGTGAGTCTGCGACAGTTCAGGCATTGTGGTTTGCAACTCGGGCAAGAGTATCTGCTGTGGCAAACAGTCTGAAGATTGCTGACAAGTATCGTCTGTACCAAGACATGACCAACTTCACGCTGAACTACACGCCGAACATGAAAACAATTGTTGATAATCAGCATTTGTACTCAATCACATGGCGCGGCAAAGATTGGCGTATTGATAGCGCAAGAGAAACTGATGATCGCATGAACGTCATTTTCTTGTGCTATCGCAATGATCCTGTTACGGCGGTTTAATGGCAACACAACTCAATCCTGTTGTTTACGGCAAAGCTATTCAGTACCAACTGTCTAGCATTGTCACGCCAGTGCCTGTGTATGCGTCTTTTAACCGCAACTTTGCCACACAGCCCAAGTTCATCACTTGGATGCTGCGGAACGTGCATCAGCCTGTATATACAGGCACACAGCAAAGCAACAAAGGTATTGACCGCCCTGTATTTCAGATTTCTATCTTCACTCAACAGATCGAAGATGGTTTTACAATCTCAAATCAGATTCTGCAAGCCTTGCACGGGTATAGCGGGATTTTGGGCAGTCCGACAGATGGCTTTTACATCTCGAAAGCTGACGTTATGTGGCTGTATAACAGTTACAACGATGAGGAAAAGATGGCGCAAATCTTTTTGGATTGCACTATTGACATCCCGGCGTAAGACAAGACAATTGTTCAACTTTTAAAGGATACTCAAAATGGCTTTACCAAACAAAGTTCTTCCCGGTTTTAGCGCGGCCCTGTACGCACAACCCGGAGCCACTCCAACTCCTTTGACTACATCACAGTTGTCCTTGGTTGCAAGCGTGTCTCCCATCGCTGTTAGCGGCAACTTGATTCCTGTCGAAGCAATCCCTGCTTTCGGTCAGGATGACGCTGTGGCTAACTTCAGCGTGGCTGGTTCGCGTCAGTCAGACAAAATTCCCGTTCAGGCTGCACCAACTTCCATGACCATCACTGCCGCATGGAATCCCGCCGACACCAACTTGCTGTTGATGCGAGCAGATGCTTATTCTGGCGTGATTGACCGCACTTTCGTGGTTTCGGCTACCGAAGGTACAAACATCGTTTATTACGCCTTTAACGGGCGTGTAGGCCAGTTCCAAATTGATTCCGCACCCGGTGCAGAAGCTAAATGCACATTCACCGTCCATCCCCGTGGCAACCAATACGGTTGGTCTAACAACGCTTAAGGAGTTGACATGGCTCTGCCTAACAAAGTTTTACCCGGTTTTAGCGCATCGCTGTTCATGCAATCAGCGGCTACGCCTACACCTCTGACAACAGCTAACCTGTCTGTTTGGTCTGCTCAAGTTGCCACCATTGTTGGAACTTCTGCTGGCGGTACAGGCGCTGCTGGTGTTGCCGTTCCTGTCGAGGCAATTCCCGCCTTTGGTCAGGACGATGCTGTTGCCAACTTCAGCGTTGCTGGCTCTCGTCAAAGCGACAAGATTCCTGTGCAAGCGGCTCCTACAAGCATGACCATTACGGCTGCTTGGAACCCTTCTGACCCGGCCTTGTTGCAGATTCGTTCTGATGCCTATTCTGGTGTTGTTGACCGCACTTTTGTGGTCGCAGCAGTTGAAGGCACAAACACTGTCGCTTATGCGTTCAATGGTCGTGTTGGTCAATTTCAGATTGACTCGGCTCCCGGCGCTGAAGCCAAGTGTATGTTCACTATTCATCCGCGAGGCAACCAGTACGGCTGGTCGAACAACTGATGAAAGTCTCAGACGCAATTGAAGCAATTGTGACCAGCTACGGCGACATTAACCTTGTCGCCCGTGGCATGGTGGTTGACGCTGGTGAGCTTGCAAAAGCCACAGCCAAACCCGACACAGCCGAAGCCGTTGCTTTGGCTCTGCTGAAGAAGTACAACATGACTGCCCCTGTGGTGGTCATTCCAGAAGTCGTACAAGACACACCAGAGTAACAAGACATGATAGTAAAAGACAGTAACGATCTTCTGAACTTCCTTGTTGCCCAATCCGATTCTTCCAAGAATTGGTTTGGGTGGCAACAACAAAAGATGACTGCTATCAGTCTTGCTCACGAAATTGCAGCAAGACACGCTGATAAGATGACAGCGCATGAGATAGTCGATTTTGTTAGCGAGTTAAACAACGAGCTATACCAGAAGATCATCAAACCCCGAACATGAAAATTACAGAATAAGCTATGACAAAACTCACATCTGCCTTTGGCGAAATCTCCAATCTGCGTACCAAAACTTTTGAGCTTGCAGGGCATGAATTTAAGGTTCGTGTGCCTCTGACAAAAGAGCTTGATGCTATGCAAGAGCGCATTGAGAAGTTCGACCAAGCCGAATACCAAAAACGCTTTGACAAGATGACAGCATCTTTCCGCACTGGCACTTTTGATGGTGTTGAAGTGACGGACGATGATGTGGTTGTTGAAGGTCGCTCTACCAAAGAACTGGTTAAAACCATCTTGCAAATGGAAAACCGAGTGGTAGAGTACATCAGGCTATTGGTTCCCGTAAACGGAACGCTTGATGGAATTACATATGAAGAAATTGAAGCTGAGTGGCCTACTTCCGTTCAGCTAGAAATCCTTGCCAAAATCTCTGAGGCAATTCAGCCCGGATACAAGGATTCTCGAAAAAACTAATTTGGGACATTCGCCTTCAAGCCAGAGCGTATATTTACGCTCATGGCGGGTGTCCTGATGATGTTCCAGCGGATGATATGCGGAATGTCGAGATTATGTTGTCGGATGGTATGTTGGGAAACAAAGCCATTTTGCTGGCGTTGAGTTCCTTGACCACAGGCAACTTAAACTCGAAAATACAAAAAAATACAAGACCGTTTACGATGAAAGATGTTCTTCCATCTACGCACGAATACATTGTCCCGCCGCTGACAAAGGAACAACAGCGAGAGCAAGCCAGCAAGCAATTGATGGCATTCTTGGCTACCAGACCGGGTTCGGAGGCTTACTTGAAAGAATAGCATGGCTACTTGGACTCCTGAAGGCAAAAACAGGATGTTTCGCGTTGAGGGTATGGAAGACCTTGAGGCGAAACTTTCTGAACTGATGGAGTTCAACCGTGCTGACTCTGCTGCAAGAGCCACTGTCGTAAAAGCCGCAAAAGTGGCAAT